AGTAAGTCTTGAACCTGCATAACCGTTTGTTTAGAGCTGATTTCCATTGCGGCCATAATTCTTTGATCTATGTCACCACCGCCACCGGAAGCATCCACGTTATTAATAATCGTGATTCCCTGACTTTGGCCTTTGGTGTGATCTATAACAGATTCATTCGGATGAACCATTGCAAGAGTTCCACCCTTACCATCTAGCCCACCTGCACGAGCACCCCTGCCAGTGTAACCGCCACCTTCAAATGACTTAGCAAAAATACCATCCAATGAACCCGCCATAGAGCCTTTTTCTTTTATGCTGCTTTTAAACTGCATGGCATTAGATAAAGACTTGGCAAGATTCATTCCTGCTGCTTTTGTATGGTCAATAACAGTCTCATTAGGGTGAACCATTGCCATGAAGCCGCCCTTACCATCAAGGCCACCTGCTCTAGCTCCCTTCCCGGTAAAACCACCGCCTTCAAATGACTGCGACCTAATCTGTGCGACCTGAGCTAGACCGCTTGCCACGGTAACACCCGCCATGATCGCGTTAATTGGGGGTGGATAGCTTGCTAGTGCTTTAGTCGCGCCAGTGTAGGTATTCATGATCGCTTGACCGATCTGCATAGCCTTTTGGAGCGCGAACATCTTTTTACTATGCTGAGCAACACCGCTCATTTCTTTGGACATCTCACTGAGGACGTGTTTTGTCTGATCGGTGGTAGTCATCTTCTTGAAGTCTGCTAACTTTTTAGCGCCTTCCATTTGAGCTTTTTGATTGGTAGAAAGAGCTTTCCTTTCCTCCGGTTTATCTTGCGGCTGCGGAGTTACACTTTTTGCAATAACCTCGGCTGTCTGTCTGGCTTTTACCTGTATTGCATCAAAGGTAGCCATGATCTGATCAGACGGTAGTGGCTGATTAACAACATCCCGAAAAGCTGCGTAATTTCTATCTGCTAATGCATCAAGTTCTTTTGCTGCATCTGCCGCCCATTGCTTAACAACATTATTCTCGATTTCTTCCCAACCAAGAGCACGAGCAAGTTTATTATATGCTGCTATTGGAAGATCAAACGCACTGGCAATTTTAGTAATCCCATCAAGGGCTAGACTTGCAAAATCAGCCCACGCGGCAGAAAGAAGATAAAATCCGGCTTTAATACCCTGAACGCCATCCATGATAAAGGCGAAACCTTTAACCAATGATTTAACGACCGTCTGACCAATGTTACCGAAGTCGGCATAGTCCAACGCGGACTGTCTAAACTGTGTAGCAACGTGCTCAATGATAGGAGAAAAGGAAGTAGCTAGTTGATTTCCAATGCCAGTGAAAACACCCTGTGCTCTGGTAACTGCGTCATTCGCATTTTCGATCTGTGCAGCATCAACCCGGCTAATAGCTATTCCTAGCTTTTGCGCTTCCGCTGCCATTTCATTTAGCCCAGCAGAACCTCCCTTTAAGGTATTAACAAGCGCAACACCCTCAGAGTCAAATAGCTTCATGGCTAAACGAACTTTATCAGACTGGTTGCCAACACCTTGCATGGCGTCAGCTACCATATTCATCTGCTTATCTAGGGGAAGTTTTTGTAGCTCTACAGCATTAATACCGAGTTCAGCTAATGCGTCTTTGGCTTCGCCAGTACCATTTGCCGCCTCTGCTACCCTGCGCGTCATTCTTTGAAGCGCCATATTCATAGTTTGGGTAGATACGCCAGAGATTTCTGCAGCGTGTTGGAGACCGACTAGAGCTTCTGTAGCAACACCGAGTTTATCAGCTGTTTTCGCAATGCTATCCACTGCATCCATCCGCATCTTAACGAATGCTGCACCTGCTGCACCTACTGCTGCGACGGTAGCCGTTCCCCATTTTGCAAATGAAGTAACAGAAGCGCCAACGCTTTTCCCTACTTTGGCCATCCTCTGGTTTAAAGATTGGAAGGCTTTACCCGTTTGGTCCGAAGCTGTTAGTTTGACCTTATAATTAGCATTAGCCATTAGCTTGTCCGCCTTTCATCTTTAAATAAGCAATCCAACCGAAGTATTCCCGTACATCCATACAATTGATTTCGCCGACCGTTTTGCCTAGATGCTCGGCCAAGAAATACTTAAATTGTAAATCTTGGTCGGCTTTTAGTTTCCCGCCACGTCCTCTTCACTAGGATCGCTGTTGTTTATTTCACCAACGATTCTAGCAAGTACATCTGGATCAACTGCACGCATTAGCTCGGTGCGCTCCAACTTTTTAAAGATCGGAGCACCTTCCTTGTCAACTAGACGATAAATCAAAGTCAAAGCCATAGCTTCGGCTGTTTTGCCTGCCTGACTTAATTCCATGATTTCGCCTAACTGCAAAAGATTAATGCCCGGACGGATATAAGCAACCGTATCCCATTCTGGAATATTAATCTTTTGTGGTTCTGCTGTGAGTTTAGCTTGGTAGTGGCTTTTCGCCTTCTCCAATACGCTCATAGATTACACCGTTGTCTTAGTAAGTGCGCCAGTACCTTGGACGCTTACTGAAGCTTCTACCATGCCATCAAATGAACCGTTCAGGCTAAAGCTAGTCACGATAGCTGAACCTGTGTAGTAAGTATCGCCAGATGCATCACCTTCAGGGTAAACATTCAATGTGATTTCAGCACCCGCTGTCAGTGCGCCTTGACCAGTAGAATCAGTTTCATCCCAATATACATCTAATGAACCAGACCACGAAGTCAAACTTGGAAGATAAGAACGTGCAGTATCGCCCATTGTAGTGGTTTCTAATGTATCGCCTGTTTGATCCAGTGAAAAAGTGCGGATTTCTGCAACGGCATTCGCGCCAACTTTTACTGTACCTTCTGAGCCTTTATGTGTAGCCATTGTTAGTTCCTCTTAAACTAAAACTGTATCTAGTGGGCCGTATCCTTGAACGGTGATTGAAGCCTCAACCATACCATCAAATGAGCCTGTTATATTAACCGAAGTGACGATCGCATCACCGCGATAATAAGTATAGGGAGCTGAAACCCCCATAGGGAAGAAATTGCAGCGCAAATCATTCCCAACAAAAAGCCGACCTTGGCCTAGTTCATCTGTTTCATCCCAGAATACGTCCATTGAACCCGTCCACCCGGTAATGCTAGTCTTAAAAGTCCTAGCAGTATCACCGATAACCGTTGTTTCTACTGTATCAGCGTTTTCCTCTACCGTGTAGGATTTAACCTCAGCGACTATACCTAGCTCCGCATCAAATACGCGCAGACTTCCGCTTGTTCCTTTATGGATTGCCATCGGTAATCACCTCTTCAACTGGCTCTTCTACTGGCTCTTCTGGAGCTGAAAAATCAATAGGCAGATCTTCCATTTGCTCAACAACCGGAGCATCATCAGGATTAACCAACTGCCAACCTTTTGCGATCATAGCCGTATAGCTTTGTGCTAAAACTTTTATGGTCGTGTCACCGTTCTTCATCTCAATCATTGTGCAACCTCCGGACTGCCTTCCGTTGTGACATAATTAGCCACGATCTCTATTGTAGCAAAAGCCACCGGCTGATCACCCTCACCGCTAAAATCCGCATCAAAAGAAGTAATCATAACATCCTTACAAATACCATTTAAGGTTACATCGTTGTAAACAGCAACCTCTATTTCTTTGGCTATATCGTCAAGAGTATTGTCGTAGCCTGAAGTGCCTTTAACATAAGCCTCAACAACTAGAGTTAAATCCCGACCTAACGTTCTAGGCTTGTTAATGGTTTCGTATGTTGTCTCTTCGTTCTTCGTATAGATAGCCAAGCCCGGTAATCTTGATTCCGCTAGGGGATAAACCCTGGTTTGGTAGACATTGCTGCCTGTTGTCGCTAATCCTGTCAGAGTACTTGTGAGAGCGTCTCTAATAGTTTTCCTGACGTGAGCCATACTATGCGACCTCTAGCATCAATTCAGTCATACCAGTCCCGTCGTTCATTACTACACGGATTACATAATTAATGCCTTCTACTACTAATGAGTCGCCATCGGATGCATTAGCAACATCTGCTGTCCGGCAAGTAAATCTCGGCCTACTGACGGCAAAGGAAACAGAGCCACCTATATCGGCTGCCTCGTAATCATTATCTAAGATACCTACAATAGAACCACCGCCACCCGCTGCCGGGGTAAAGGTAGCCGCTACACCAAAATCAGCGAGCATAATTTCACGTTCTACTGCGGTTTCAATAGCCATTATTTAGCCTTTTTAGTTCTGCGCTTTGGTTTAGTTTCTTCCGATAAACCGATTGATCTATCTTCTTTTTCAGGCGTAGCTTTTTCAGCATGTGGAGCAAGCTTTTTATAGTGCATAAGCTCATTAGCCAATCTGCCAGTAACTTCTACCACGTCTCCAGGCTGACAAGCTTTTCCATCAATAACTACGCCTTTCAAAACTATATATTTCATATTATAACACATCCCTAGGTTTTCTATTAAACTCTTAGTAAAAGCTCAATAGAAAACCGCCCTATAAAGGGCGGCTTAGACGGATTAGGCTCCGTCGTTACCGTATGCAAATGATACGGCATTACGTACTGCAACATCGCAAGACTGCAATGCAACCACACGAACTGTACCAGTTGTGCTTGCAGTGTATGGATCAACAACAATATCAAGACCACCGAAGAAGCCTACGAGCATGTCGCTGAAGTTACCGAAGTACAAGTTACCTGCAGTAGCTTGGTTAGATACGATACCACGGTATCCGTTAACTGTGCCGCCAGGCTCAGCAACGAATTGAGCAGTACCACTAGCTTTTTCGGTAGTTTTCAATGCACCGTACATACCAGCAGGCATGATGTATGCTAAGTTACCTGAAAGAGCATTGTCTTCTGCTACAGCAGTTTCTAAGCTAACAACTTCAGAGAAAGTTGGGTTAGCTGCTGCGAAGTTAGTCACGGTGTTAACGCCGCTAGTGTTCAAAATACCAGTAGGAGCGCCACCAGTACCGTCACCTTCCAAACCAGCTAAGTCAATTGCAAGAGCAATAGCTTGAGCTAGGTCGTCGCGGATTAACGCCTCAACGTCCATTGAGCTTTGGATCATCAATTGACGAGTTACGTCAGTGAATGCGCCAAGAGTCTTAGGAGTCATTGAGATTGAACCAACAGTCATTTCTGACTCAGAAGCCGCGCCGCCTTCCGTTGAAATCCATCCAGCAGCTGCTGAAGTCAATTTCTTAGGAATTTTAACGTCGCCAGATAGACCGTTCAACATACGAGCGCCAGCTTGCATTACAGAAGAGCTGTTGCGTAGTACGTCGATGAAATCACCACCACGGTAATCATCAGTGAACAAGCTAGCTTCATCTGAAGAGTTCAAGTCTCGTTTCCAGTTACGGAGAACTTCAGCAGGTAGCAAAATACCTTGAGCTGAACGACCATATTGCTCTGCAGCTGCACGTGAACATTCGAATTCGAATGCAGCAGCTTCTTGTGCACGGCGATCAGTAGGATTAGCCAAAGCGTGGATAGCGCGCATCAAAGAGAATTTCTTAACTTCTTTTTGAGTCATGCCAATGCTTTGTTCTTCTAAAGCACGTTCTGAACCGATAGTTTCCAACAATTCACCGCGGAATTCTTCGATTGATTTACCTTCAGAGATAGCACGTTGTGCTAGATCTGAACGCTTATGACGTGCACCAAGCTCAATGATTTGAGCTGCATTTTTCTGAGCGGATTGGCGAGCTTGTGCCTCAACCGCTGCAATATCTACTTCAGACATAGTAGTCTCCTTGAAGTGGGTTTCAATTACAGGTTTTGAAGTTTCACTAGCTGCACGTCCAACCCCAACTGTCACGTCGGCGGGAATGCTGACAAGCGATGCTTCCATAGGTCTCCATGATTTGGCCACGTACGTATCATTTCGACTTTTTTCTAGTTTGTTAATGGTATAGCCCACGCTGATATTAGCACGGATACCATCAACAACATCAGCAAATGCCTCTTCAGCAAGTCCACTTTTTCCAAAGCGAACCGTCGCACGGAGTCTACGTGTCGAGCTGTCAAGGTCTACCGATTCTATTACACCGATTTGCTTTTCCGGATCGTGGTCCAAAAGCAAAGGTGCCCTGCCGCTAGCTAGAAACGAAAGGTCTATAGCTTCAGCAGAATGTTCTAACACTTCATTACCAAATGAACGAGCTACAGGCTCTTCAGAGCTAATAGCAATTCTCACTCGGCGTTCTTTCTCATTAATAGGCTTGGCTTCTAAATCCATAGCCCGATGATTAACCACAGAAGAATCCTCGCGTGATTCAGATTCCTCTACGGTATTACCAGCAGCTTCCAAAGTTACAGTTTCCTCAACTGCTTCTTCCGAAAGAACTGGTTCGACGGTTTCTGTTTCCATACCGCGTTCCTCTTCTAGATTCATATTAAGATTGTCCATCGTTTATATCCGGTTCTACTGGCATTTGCTGGGTGCCATAAGGCTCTAAGCCATATTTAACACCAAACTGATCCATTAATGCTTTGTCCTTCTGGATTTGGGCAAGTAGCTCTTCAGCATCTTTCCCAAACTGAGAAGCAACGTCTGACAATGATAATACACCAGATTTCATACCGTTGATGGACGCAGTCATCTCTTTTAGCGGATCTACCCAGTTCCAAGATCTGCCACGGAACTCCGAAGCATTAGCAAACTTATCATATCTGGCGACTGGAATACCGAAAGTGTCCATCTCCATAGCAGCAGTTAACCAAGCTTCGTATACTGGGCGGATGAAATGGTCGACTAAAAATCTTTGCATATTTTTATACGAGTCACGCTCATCCAATGCGCCTTGGCGAATAGAACTATAAGAAGTAGCTTCTAAATCATTAGCTAGTGCTGTATAGGAAACGCCCATTGCACTAGCTATACCCTTCAAAACAGACTTATGAAACGAATCAAATTCACTGTTGGGATATTGAGGGTCGAAAGTTTTAAAGTCTACGCCAGTTGGAAGCTGATGGAAAGTGCCTGGATCAGCATCCATAATTGGGATGTTGCCATCTAAGTCATCAGCTACAAAACCATCGCCAGCAGGGCTAGTAAAAAAGCCCATTTTAGAAGCCCCAATTCGAGCAGCAACGATAGAAGCTTCACGCCAACCACTTAACTGCTTTAAGGAAGCAATAGCAGGAGTTAACCATGGCTCACCTCTTGTTTGACCGGGACGTAATGGTCTATAGATGTGTATGACTCTATCAGCAGGAACACGAATGTGCTTCTTAGATTTAGTCATAGTAGTAAAATCATAGTCGCCAGGATGCGTTGTTAGTAGATGGTAAGCTACAGGACGGCGGAACTTATCTAATTCCACCCCCATTCTAATTTGATTACCGTTAGGTAAAGCTTCAGATTTTTGCTCATCTACTTGATCTGGCTCAATGAATTCTAAGCTAAACGTGTCTTTAAACTGGGCGTTTCTATGCTTAATAATAAAGACTTCACCGTCTCTGGCTAAGCCCTCTATTACCATTTTCTGGGCATCTACCCAAGATAATCGTCCGTCTACCGTACAATTACCTAGTCTACCCCAAGCAGCAAAAGCTGTTTCTATAGCATTGTTACCGTAAGTGTCTAGCGTACCATCGGAATTTTGAGCTTTAACTTGTAGACCAAAACCACGATCGCCCACTACATTGTTCTTTAGCAAGTCAAAATATCTACGGACATACTCATTATTCCTAGCTAAATCTCTAGATCTAGCACGCATACGAGTCAGAACCGAATGGATCTCACTATCTGCTGAACGCTCGGAATCAAAGAAGTCAGCGAATAATCTGCCTGTACTAGCAGCTTGGTAAGAACGCTTAAACACCTTTCGCTCTACTTTGGGTTTTGGTTTTAAAAAGTCAAATACAGCCATTTAGAATCTTACCCGAATAGTCGAGCCGTTAGTTTTACCGCGTTTCACCAACTCTTTATTGGTGTGCTTAACCACTTCTCTGCGATAATAATCCCGAGCATCAATAAGCTCGCTAAACGACATTTTAGTGAGTGAACGCCCTGCGATAGAGTAGCTAGAAACATCGGAATCGGCTTTGCCTTCTAAAATAGTCTCTATTTTAGCAACCATGATCTCAGCGTGAATGCGCGGATCGGCTTGGTTGTTATCCATATCAGGGATTGCATTAAAATCCCCAATGTCTACTACAAGTCTATTTCCCGAGCTAGTTTCTGTTACCTCCAACTGCCAGTGATATAGACCAGGTAGAAATAATTCCGTGTCCGCACTAGATATTTGGAAGAGATAAAATGAATCGGTTGAGCCTGCTGATTGCTGTAGCTTAATTTCGGTAGATCCGCCACCGGTAATACGAGCTACATACTCAGCGGTATACCCTTGTGAAGTAGGATAGTCCGAAGCTACATCGGAGCGTTTCCACTGAAGAAAGTCACCAACTACAATTTCTAGTGGTTCGCCTTCTGGTGCATTGGTACTATCGAAGAGGTTTGCCATAATATTTTATCGCCAAGAGTTAGCAAATCCTGATTTTTGTGGCCGTCTCATAGTTTTACTACTGACCAACTTATTTGTAATAGTATCACTATTTGCGGGGGAATGAGGACTTTTTTCAACATTTTTTTGCTCTTCTGCATCAGATTCAAGCTTATCAGCAAAAGAATTAATGTTTATCCCGATAATTGTATAAGCTGCAAGAGCATAAACCATGCAATCTAATGCCTCGTTTCTTGGTCTAACCTTCTCAAATACCCTTCTTTTAAAGCCACGCTGGTACCGAGTAACAATCTTCTCCGCTGTTAATTGCTTAAAATACTCGTCATTTAGCTCATCGGAGAAGTGCATATATCCTGGACCTTCCTCCTGAATCCTCATACGAGCAAACAATAAGTCCTTAACCGTATCAACGCCAATTGGAAATAAAGGACACTTAGCAACGTTGTTCTTGCTAGGCCTTCCAGAGATAGGCTTACCCTCTCCGCCTACACCTTTGATAGCAAAGATTCGTCGGCCCATATTCTTCTTGCAGAAAGCATAAACGCTATTGGTAAAGTGACCACCGGAGTCAATGCATGTTGCCCGGATAGCAATCTTTCTACCTGACTCTGTCTCATACTGCCGCATCAATTGTGAATCTAGCGCAGTCCACATCTGTGGAGTACTTGGATCACCGTACAATGTATCATGAGAAATAACCCAGGACTCGTCATCTCTTCCCCAACCGATTAAGCTAATCTCTAACCGGTTATCCTGTACGTCAACGCCTGCTGTAAGAATAATAGCTGCATCAGGTATTTTTTGCATTGTTTCCCTGCGTTCTGCAAGGTTGTGGTCGTCAATCTGCTCACCTGCTTCTTCCCAAGTCTCTGCCAAAGAAACGTTAACAAAGCTTTGTAAGTCGTGTGTCCGTTTCTTCTCTAAGAAGCTTCTAACAATATCCCGCCAACGGCGGAAGTTACTATATAGCTCACTAATGTGATAAGACGCATGACCGACAAAATCTCTCTCTGCTATCCATCTGCCTTGCTGAACTGCCATCCTCTTCTCCGTGTCATTAATCGAGGACCCGCATAACTGACAACAATAATAAGCACTTTCAGGTAAGTGGTTTCCATCCGCATCTTTATCCCACATCACTTGAGACCACAATAATAAAATCTCTTGGTGGCAGTGCGGACAAGGTACCCAATACCGTCGTCTGTCTCCTGACTCAAAAGACTTCTCTACAAAGGATGCATTCTTAATAGTGGGAGTGGAGGTAACTAAAAGCTTCCGCTGGTCACCGAAAGTAGCCGCACGTTGCCAGAGTAGTGACACCGGATGGCCTTCTGCATTGTACTCATATCCATCCACCTCATCACAGTAAATCTTGGGAGCGGATCGACCACGCATTGTCCTAGGTGATCCTGCCCAAGCAAACATCAAGAATCCACCTGGATAGGATTTCATATTTTGGTTATTCACCCCCTCTCGACTACGCGGCTTAGCTACGCGGTCATTTAATGCCTCGTTCTGTTCGATCATCGGATTAAACTTAGTTTCCAACCAAGTGTGCAAGTCACCTTGACTTGGCTGCATCATCATTTGCGATGCTGGCTCGTGAGCAATATAATAGCCCATTGCACAGTTTAGCAACTGGGTCTTACCTAACTGCGCTCCCCACATTAAAGTGATTTGCTCACAATCAGGATCAGCAAACATATTTAACGGCTCAATCTGATAAGGAGCATTTGCAAACCGGATAGGTCCAGGTATAGCGTTACCGAGTGGAATCTTAATGTTTTCCTCTGCCCATTCTGCGGGGGTGTAATTTGGTGGTGGCTGAAGGTGCTCTAAAGCTTTCCTCCATACTCTCTTAATGCCGTCTGGGTTGCTATATTTACTCATCTTCTAATGCCCTTTTTAAAACGTCGTCTATTTCTTTAAGTATGATCTGCTTAATCTTAACTTCGTCCTTTAAGCCTATAAGCTGCAAAACTACCCTTTCTGGTATTGCACGCATACCGGTTCTTAGCAAGGTCATTTTGTTAATCAAGTCTTGCTCGATCTCTTCCAAGTCTACTACAGCTCCTTGTCTCTTAGCTAACTCCAATTCTTGGATAGCAGCTTCTGCAGAAAGTTTCTTAAGCCTAGCTTCTTCAAGGGTTAACCGTTCAGCATTGTCTGCAACAATTCGATCTCTCCATTTTAAAAATTCTTTAGAGTCGAAAACATGCGAACGTCCACGGAAGCCTTTTTCTTTAACCGGAGCGCCTTCACGCACCCATTGATTAACCCTGTGGGTAGTAACGCCCAAAAGATCAGATAATTGTTGTGTGTCTAGATCCATTTTGATGGTCCCCATTATTCATAGTATTTATACAAAAGCGGTTTGGTATTTTCTCGCAGAGTGTGAAAGCCGGGCCCACGAATTACCCCCGAGCTTTGGCCTCTCAAAGTAACTGACAACCGGGCCTATTGATCATTTTTTGCTCGTCCTTATCGCTTGATCTAACCGTTTATCCATCTTAGCTCTGAAGCCGATCGTTCTATGATTCATCCTCTCCAAGATAAGTCTATGGTAATGGAACTTAGCACGATAGGATGCCGTCCTTATAAAGTTTAACACCTTTGCCCACTTAGAAGCTTTACCTCTTCCACGTCTTTCATATATCCCGGACTTATCCGATTTATATCTATCTGTCTTGCTCCAATACTTCTTCCGATTAGATGCGGTTAAGTTACCATATCTATTCAACTTAGCATCACGTGCTGGAGCTGCTATCACTTTGCTCTTTGGTGTACGTGTACCGCCATCGATCTGATACTTTAGATAGTCTGCTTGTATGTCATCGATGTATACCGATGCAGTAAGATTTGTTTTAGATGCTGTTGTATATTTAAATCCTCTTTTAGTAAAGTCAGTAGCACCACCGTCGAATGTCTTGTGTGCTTGTTTGGGCAAATGGTCTCTGGATATTTCTTTAGCCATATCATTTAGAGCTAACATAGTGGCGAAAGGTATTTGCTTTTTGTGTAACCGTTGAAGCTGCTTAGCAACCTGTTTAACATTGCTCTTTACCGATATATGCATAGCATTTCTCCTTTTGTTCATTATACACCGGTATTCACATTCACGGTATTCAGTGGGGGGATACAGTAAATACCTTACCTTTTAAAAACCGGTGTTTTATGGTGTTTTTTAGCTTTTAGTAGCTAATGACATATTTATTGAATACTCTGAATACCTGAATACTAATCGGTCTAAACCATTAAAAA